GGGTGTTGAATATGATCGTTGGGAGTTTCGTCGACAAGCGTCGGGAGGCCAGAAAAATCCTGGACCACCGAGCGGGTAACATTTTGCGGTTGTTCTTCATTTGCCAATTTTTCCATCTTGTAAATCAGTAATAGGGGGGGATTGCTCTGTGAGCTAGCAATTAATCGGAGTGAATTCACAATTAAGTTGCTTTATTTATTAAAGCTAGGCGTATCATCACCTAGGGCTTCATGCGGCAGGTTCACCGCAGAGTCGTGCGTTTAGCCTCGCCAGGCATGGGTGCGTTTAGCCTCGCCAGGCTTCAAACGGGGTTTTGAAGGCACTAAATCATAGTGCCTTTGCGCTGACTTCTATCAACGCAAAACTCATATTTGAAGCCGAGCGGTAATCCGGCTTCAGCGATGAAGTCGCGAACTTCCTTCGCCATCTTATCTCCTACAGAAGTAGGGTATTCATAAAGCTCATCTAGAAAACCATCTAGATTTTGCTGGAGCTGAGAATACATATACTTCTTATTATGTCTCTCTTTCTTAGGCATTCTAACCCAAAAGAGACGAGAATAAAGAGAAGGGATGGCAAGAGGAGCGAACACGATCTTATTTTCGACCCGAAAACCTCGAGACAAAAAGTCTGCATCGCCAATCTTAGCTAAGCGAGCCGTCTCAATAGGAGACTTGTCAGTAGTGGTTAATTCCACTTTAAACAACAAATCAAACGTTTGTGAGAGGCTAAGGGGATTAAACCAGGGAAAAGGACAATAAACGAGATTGTCATCAGAGTAAAGTCTAAGACTCATTTTCTTAATAACATCTACAGGATCATCGCCTGCCTTTTCTCCAAGGTAAGCACACGAAATGCAAAAATACGTCAAATTACACAACGTGTTTATGAATGTCGTAAGCCAATTTCCAGATGTATTGCCAAGGCCTCTATATCTGCCTTCTCCACGATTAAAACGCAAAGAATGAAGACAAGAAACAACGGCCCAAGCAGCAAATATCCTTTCATTAACGTCAGGATAAGCGCGACATAAAAGTACATCCAAAACGGGATAAAGAATTCTATTCACGGTATTGTCAAACGATCCGACGTCACCAAAAAATATATCCTTACCTTTAAACTGCTTGTAAATAACAGCCCACAATGCCGATCGTACATCGACACCGCAGGTTTGGGGTCCAAAAACAAAACAGTTCTTTGTCTTAGTAATAAAATCACCAAGAGCCATCTTCTGCATAATACACATAATCTTGTCAGTG